ATTCGCACAGAGTTCGATTTCGCCACTCACCGGAGCGGGGAAACCATCCGGTAATCCGGTGTAAGAAATCGCCGTGCCGTCAGTGATTGAGCAGCCGCAAGGGTATTTGTTTTTCTTGTAAGTTAAAAACATCGCCGTTACACCTCCTGTTCTTTTTCAAACGCGAACCAGTAATAGTTCCCGATGAATCTGTGACTTCTGACATTGTCAACGATGGTGAACCCGTCCGCCAGAGTCGTTACGGCCGCGTCAAGCAATCCGTCCGCTTCGAGTCGATACCCATAGATTCCGCGCGATGCCTTCCACAAAAGAGACAATAGCATGGTATTAAGATAGGAGCCGTCGAGTCTGAAAATCTTGATGTCTTTCGGCTGGAATTTGAGCCCGGACACCGCGAATGTGTTAGTCGCATAACTGATAATGACCTTGCCAGTAGCAAAGCGTCCGGAAACCGTGCCGCGTCTTGTAATCAAAGCCTCTCCCATCTATCGCACCACCTTCAAAAGCATGTTAAAAGAGGAAATCGGCTTGCTGTCGTTCGCGTAAAGGGTGACAGTTCCGTTCGCGGTTCCAATCCTCGTGATGCATCCCCACGCTTCCAGCATTAACGCATTCGCGACGGTGTCTGCGCCGAGGATCACGTCAGCGATCGGGTAATCCGTCGCAAGGATGCCGCTCGCATTTGCAGTTTGGAAAAAACCGCCGTTTGGATCGGATTGCCATGCTGAATCTTGAACATAAACAACGAATTGTTTTTCGGGAGGGTTTAGCGCGTTGTAATGTTCCACCCATCCGGTGAAGTTCTCATTTCGAGTGACATTCACCCACGCCTTATTTGAGTTCAAGTCGGTCATGAAAATTCGTTTACCGGAACTCAGGACATCAAGAGTTCCAATGAACCACGCATTCGGCGCAGGCACGTTCTTCGTTGTATTTGCTGGCGAAACAAGAAAAGAACCGCCGATGGTCTGTGCGTTTGCCCATGCGATGAGGTCATCGCTCGGGACAACTCCGAGAGAGCTCACCGCTCCGATTTCTTTCGGGGTCGGTTTGTTGTTCGCATCGTACAACTTGATCCACGGTGTCCACGATTCGAGCATATAGCTGCATCTGCGGAAAGTCGCACCGACCGGGAGGATTCCTCCCGCCGCATAGGTCTGCGTGATCGTCTGCACGACCGTCGGGTTCCCGCCGTAGTTCGGGCAGTCAACCGACATCGTGAACAACGCACCGGCCGCCGCGCCGAACGGGTTGACCGCGGGTGCAAGCCACGAATAGGAGCCGCTCGTTGTCAAAGTGTCAAGCACCTCGACGGTGCCGCCGCCATAACGACCAAACGCCCGGATCGCGCCGATCATCTCGGGAGTGATCGGATCCTCTCCGCTCTCCGAATGACGTTCCGCGTGTTCATCGAATTCATCGCGATGCACACAAACGCCGCTGTCGACGGTCAGTTCGATCTTTGTGTTGTTCCCTGCCCATGTGACAAGGTCGATGTTTCGCTCGACCACTGTCCCGGTCGAATATGCAGGCATCAAATCCGCCGAATCTGCCGCATTGCCGTAGGAATACATACACTCGGGGGTTGAACTTGTGACATTCCCATCAGCGTCGCGGTATTCCGCCCTCGCAAAGAGAGCGAGTTCGCGGAAATAGAACTCTGTCGAGATCGTATCGTTTTTATAGACCCCGCCGAAAATGACCTTTCCGTCCGCCGTTTTCTTGACCTTGGAAATGTCAAGGGTCGTTACGGGTGAAACGACATCGGTCAGGGATGCGGCCGTGGATCCGCTCGGGAGGTACCCCGAGCCCATGACGATCCGGGTGGGAATGAACACCGCCCCCGCCTGCACATCTGCGAGGAGGTTTCGGCCGCGATCGGTGATCGCGTTGATTGAGAATACGCCCATTTTCTTCGCCTCCTAAAATCTAAAAATCAAAGGGTTGCGCCGATGGCATATCTCTCGGTGCTTACCTCATGCACCGCAACGCCAACGGAGAATTTGAACTCGCCGCTTAAATCAATGATGATCGCGTCGAGTTTCGCGCTCGCACGCTTGACCTTGCTTAAAAGGTTGAGGAATTCGGCAAGGCGCTCGTTCGAGACGCTCGGGTTCGAGGAGTGTACTTCGAAGTGTCCCGGTTCCCCATCGTACTCGAACCACTCGCGGAGATACCCGTCCCCGAAATAACTCTCGATGACATTCTCGACCGCCCATTTTGTTCCGAGCTTCTGATAAACCCGGTCACTGTTTTTGATAACAGATCGTTTTGCGGTAATGTCCGCGCTCGGGTTATACCAAAGGATGTTGAGTTCTTTCGCGAGGTCGTCGAGTTCAGCCTCGTTCAGAGCGTCTATGTGCCCCCACGTGGACAGTTTGAGGAATTCCGGGGCGATACCCCTCACGATCTCATCAACCGCCGCACAGAGGCCCTGCACGGCCTTGTCGTCGCGCATGAACTGCGGGAGGAGTTTGATCGATTCGACATTTGCAAGCCTCATTCTTCCACCACCTCATGTGTAACGGTGAGATTTCCGGAGAATTTTGCGATCTGCGTTTTTCCGAGAACCGAGAAAGTCGGGCTCACGATGTCCGCACGGATCGCTCCGGTGCCGCTTGCGGGTGCAAAAATAAAACGGCGCAGCTGATCGGGGTTGATGTCCCGTGCCAGCGCGGCCGTCTGCCATGCGTTGTAAGCATCAATCGCTCCACCGTCGCCCTCGATGCTTTTGATCGTTTCCGCCTCGTCGTCGGCGGTGCAATAGTATTTGATTTCGATGTCATACTCCACGGCCTCGGGCGCGTAGACATTGACCTTGTCAGTCAGCGGACGGACATCGTCGCCGAGTGCATCCGCGACCTTTTGGAGAGTGTCCTCGTCCGGCAATTCGCCACCCGTCATAAGCGGGTAAAGGTTGACCGTGTTCGGAGCATCCTCCGGGCAATCGATCGCGACATCGATGATATCGGGATCAGCGGAGAGCACAAAATAACGATATGCACTCTCAGGTCCTGCGGTTGAAAGGGCAGACGGTGCAAGTCGGATCCGTTCACGGAATCTCGCATCGCCGTCCTCATCATACGGCTCACCGTCATCGCCTCCGCTGCTCTCTGTGATGTTTGTTGCGCTGTTTACAAACGGGATCAGATCGACAAGGGTCGCGATGCTTCCAGCGGTGAATCCGTTGTAAGCGGCCCCGCCTTCAATACACACGCCGAGAATGTCGATCTCCGTGCCGCCAGCGGGAATGACCGCGATGCTGTCGGTTGCGAAATACACACTCCCATCGGTCGTGATCCGTGTTCCCTCCGGGATGATGATGTTCTCATCCTGCGCCGCACTCACCGTGAATTTGAACATCGCGGACGCCTGCGCCGGTGCCGCACGAACGACACCCAATCGCTCGCCGAGTGCGTCGAGCTGCTCACCCCTCGCAAACTGGATGAAACGCTGCTTTGCGGAGTCGTTCATGAGGTTAAACATCGAGACAAACAAAAGAGACAACGCCTCTCCGAAAATACGGCGCTCATCGCCCGGATACAATGCCTCGTCGCAGGATTCCATCAGGCTGCCGATGACTGTGTCATAGATCTTCGCGCTGTCGGTTTCGATAAAGTTGAAATCCTCCATAGTTCCTCATCCCTCCATTCCTGTAATGTTTGCGGTGATGGAAAACTCACCATCCGCAACTGATGTTCCCGAGACCGTAACGCCGTCAAGCGTCACCCTCGGTTCGTATGTGTTGACAAGCCATTCCGCATCGTCATTCAGTTCGGAATTGACCTCGGAGGAAGGCCTGTCGATCAGACGCGGATCAATGCCCTTGACTCTCTCAAAAGGCACCTCACCGCGGAATGTGCGTAGTAAATTATTCGCGCACACATCCGGTGCGCCGTTTCCTGACGCTCTCATCATGCACCTCCTCCGGTCGGTTTCTTTGCGGCCTTATCATCCTTGGATGCGGTCGCATTCTTCGCGGCCTTTGTCGAGGTTCCGCCGCCCGATTTGCTCGAGGATTTCAGTTTGCTCGTCGCACCGTTCGCATCCTCCTCAAAGGAAAGCGAGACCTTTGCGCTGAGCATTTTCCCGGCATTTGAAAACAGGCAATCCGACACGGCCACGCTCGAAAGCATCATCTTGTCGGGCCCGAATTTCTTTCCGCCGAGGATCAGAGGGTATGAGTTCCCGATCAGGTTCTTCCACTCGTCGATCTGTGCGCGGGGATCAACCCCGGCCGCGATCAGATAGGTTGTTTCAAAGGACATTTTTACAAGCTCGAGCCCTCGCGTGTTTATCGGGGCGCTCCCGCTCGTGTCGTTTTTGCTGTCTTTTTTCAACTCGAAGGATGTGGAGAAACCATCAAACGGGACTACCTTATTCGGTGATACGAGAAACCCCTTCGGGCCCCATTTCGCCAAATACTGCATCAGGAATCACCTCCGTTTTGCATTTGTTCGTCGCTTAAAGCGGCGACCCGGCCTGCACCATCCATACGGGAAAGGATGATCCCCGTCCCGTCATCGAAAAGGATGTAAGCGACCGGAGTTCCGATCGGTAAAAAACCGATCAAGAAAAACGGCACCGCCAGTTTTGGACTGACGGTACCGCCTTGATAGGGTGTAACTGTGACGGCATTCCCGCCGTCGAGGATATTTGAAATTTTACCTTTGTTGACAATCATCAATATCCCTCCAATGGACGGCGGAAAAAGATCTTGCTGGATCCCTTGCCGTAGTCGTTCCGCACATGGGTGATGAACACGGACCCATCCCACGACGGCGCGCGGGTGTTCAAAAGTTCGAGTGTTGACGCGGCCGCATACCCGGGCAGGATGCGAGAGCGGACGAATCCCCTCACACAATCCTTGTTGATCGCCCGGAGCAGATTCTTTGCGAATCGTTCAGCATCGGTCGAACTCCCGACCTCGCCGACGTCTGTCGGTTTGTAAGTTCGCGCCGCGCCATTCCCCGCCGAGTACTCGCCCGAATAGATCCCGCTCTCCACTCGGCAAGCACCAAACAGTTCGGAGCGGTTGTCTATGTACCTGAAGTCACCATCAAGCCCGACATCGAGCGATTCCGCGGGGCTCTGTGCCTCCATGAACGGTTCTGAATAAAGCACGAGTTTTTTGTCATACACGAGAAAAGCGCAACCCTCAAGCTGCGCCCGCTTGTGTAAGAACTTGAAATCACTCTCGTTTTGCAGGATGTAGGAATAGAGGCGATCCTCCACCCCGTAACTCGCAAAACTCAAGCCGTTTCGCCGTGCGATTTCCGCGCCGATCTGTGACAGGTGTACCTTTTGCCATGCCTTGCTTTGATGCTCAAACCCCGACGCAGGAGCGGACATCGCCTCGAGGTCGAGGGTGCCGTTCTGCGGGATGATCGAGGTGAGAAACATCGCGCCGGTGCTGATCGTGCCGTAATCGATCCGGATCTCATCGCCGATACGCGGGGTCCATGAATCCCACAAGTTCCGCGCATCGTTGGCCCGTAGCGATAAGGTGTCCGCCCGACCCGCCGCATACATATCGTGATAGCAACGGTTGATCGATACGCTCTCGGTAATGTCAACGCCGTTATAAGTGATACGAATCATTCATTTCGCCTCCACGGTGGAAGAGTCTCCGGGAAACTGGCTTCCGGTGCGTCCGGAATAATGATCTCAATTACAGACTCAAAAATGAGAACATCACAGTGATCGGGGTTCGCCTGGATGATGATGCTTGCGAGTTTCTCCTCGTCGTAATAACGCAGGGCAAGCATATCAAAGGTTTCGCCGCTTACTGTCCTATGAATTTTAGCCATATACCGGAACTCCTCTCTTTTTGAACCATTCCTCGAGCATATCAATGAATTCGGGGTACGACTCCTCGATCGCATCCATGATGTCATCCTTGTCCGCTGAACCGGTGACCGTGATATTTGGGGCGAATGTGATGCCGCCGATGTCGACATAACTGTCGTTTGAGCCTCCGCCCAAAGTGAAATCGGAAACATCTGCGCCGAGCATACGCCCCGCCTGCGCCCAATAAGACAAGTTTTCGTCGCGGTATGCAGGATTCAAACTGATGACCCACTCATGCGGGTATCGCGGATCTTCACCCGCGATTGACAATCCGTTTGTCAGACCGCCCGTTGCGTAACCGTTGACCTTTGCAGCATCCGCGACCTCGCTGGCCTCGTCGCCAAAGATGAGTTTCACAACCCAGTTCAGCCCGTCGGCCACCCAACCGACCACCTTGGCGATCCATCCGACGATAGTAGCGAGGACAGCAGCAAGTGGTTCGAGCAGCGCGAGAACCGGACTCAACGCGGCAACAATAACAGTTAGCAACGGCTCGATTAATGGGAGCAACGACTGCACCAACATCAAGATCGGTTCGAGCAATGGCAAAATCACGGTTTCGAGAAGCATCAAAAGCGCATCGATTACGGGCATGATTGCCGGTAAAAGTGTATTTATGAGCTGAACCGCCACCGGGAGAATCATTTGAACGATTTGAATTAAAATCGGCATCAAAGCGCCCAAAATCCCGACAATCGGCGGCAAAATCGCTTGCAGGATTTCAATGAACGGCGGAATCAAAGCTCGAACCAAATCGAGAAGCGGGGGTAAGAATGATCCGACCAATTCAACCAAGAGTGGGATCAAAGCCTCCGCCAGGCTTGAAATCATCGGCATAAGTTCCTCGAGGAAACTCATCGCCCCGCCGAGGAATTCCTCGATGAACGGCATTGCAAGAGCCATCGTTTGATCGATGATCGGAGCGATATCCTCGAATAATTTTCCGATCATCGGGGCGATCTCTACAAACGCATTTGCGATGGTTGTCGCAACGGGCAAGAGGGAAACCTCCGCCTGCCGTTTGACCGCCTCGAATGCGTCTCCGATGTTGTCATACTTGACGTCCATGATGCCGCCGATCGCGTCTTTGGTGGTATACGCTCCATCCTGCATATCCGCCATCGCTTGCATCGCTTCGACACCGAGATCCTCCCATTGCGTGCCGAATAATTCAACGCCGAGCGCATCCCTCTGAACCTCATCGTCCATGTCCATAAGCGCGGTTATTACGCCCTGGAATGCGACCGATGCGTCCTCGCCGCCAGCGGCAAAGGTCGCCATCATCTCATCCGCATTCAGCCCGAGTTCTGTGAACGCATGGACGGTTGTTTTGCTTCCATCGATCGACCTGATCGAGAATTCTTTGATAGCATCGCCGACCTTGTCCAAATTCCACGCCCCGGAATCTGCGCCCTGCTGGAAGATATTGAACATATCATCCGCGGAAAATCCAAGTTTCGCGAACTGGACGGAGTACTCGTTGATGCTGTCAATCATTTCGCCGGAGAAGTCGAGACCGTTCTGCGCTCCGGCTGCGATCATGTTCATCGCTTCCTCGCCCGAGACCCCGAAATTCGTCATCATCGCCTTGGCGGCGCGTGCGCTTTCGGTGACCTCATAACCAAAAGTGTCTTTTAACGCATACGCACCTTTGGTCGTCTCTGCGAGTTGTTCCTCCACAAGCCCGGTCTGACGATAGATTTCGGAGACGCCGCTTGCGACGTCCTCCATACTTTCGCCGAAATTGTTCTTGTAGACGTCCTTCATGACATCGCCCATTCCTGCGAGTTCATCACCCGCAAGGCCGGTTGACGCTGCCATATCATTCATCGCAGAATTGTATTCGTCGCCTAACTTCCCGAGTTCAACGATTGCTTTCCCGACTGCGACGGCTGTCCCGACACCGATGGCGCCGATCGCCGCACCCGTTAAGGCTGCTTTACCCGCAACCCCGTCAAGTTTGGAGGCAACGCCATCCAATGTCTTTCCGAGGGTGGGGCTTATCTCTCCCGCGATATTGATTACCGTCTCGAGAACTCTGCCTTTAGCCATAGCCTCGCCTCCTATTTATGGCGTTTCGGTTTCTTTGGCCTGTATTTAGGCGTTTTCGGAGCGTTTTTCTGACGTTCCTTCTCGTCCTCGATTGCTTCCCTGTATTCGGTCAGGAAATCCGTTAACGGCATTTGACCTATTTCTCTGACACTTGTTCGGAAGTGTCTGCTGTACTCTCGGAGGGCTCGGCGGAGTTGTTTTCCTCGGAGGGTTCCGCCCACCTCCGATAAGTAAAAAGCATTCCGATGTCGGTCAGTTCGAGGACATCATAACCCTCGATTCGCTCAAGGTCAGCGAGATCGATTTCCGGGTTACAAGCGATGACCGCCTGCATCCCGAGATAGAGGTGCAGGGCGGTGTCCGTCTGCTTGAAGTTGATAGACAACTGTCTGTGCTTTGTCAGAGCAGAGCTGCGAGCGCAAGCCTCGGAAAACATCAAAGCGGTGATCTTGAGCGGGTTGTATTCGAATTCCGTGTAGGTTTTTCCGTTGATCTGAATCGGGGTATCGAGTTTAAGAATTCTGTTCATGAAAAATCGTCTCCTTTACTTCGTAGAAAAGCCCCGCCGAGTTTCCTTTGGCGGGGCTTATGTTTTGTCTTTTCTTTACAGCATGGAATCCATGTCTGCGTAATTCTTGCCGTTGATCTTAACGATACCGGCAAGGCGGTCGATGTTCCACATTTCAGCGCCATCGACAAAGAGCTGATAACGGGTCAGGCCGATCGCGACGGAGCCCTCGATCGGGGAACCGATCTCGCCGCCGATTTCCGGCAAGCTCTTCGGCATGCCCTTGAGGAATGCCTTGCAACCGACATTTTTGGTGGTACCATTCGCGTCGGTGACGGTCTGCACAAAGCGGATCTCGAGCGGTTTCATGTCAGGGGTGACAAGATTACGCAGACCGAGATCCACACCGATCTTGGTGATGGTTGCCTCCATGTCCTCGAGGAGAGACCAAATCGGGAAAGTCATGGTTCCCATCGCATTCAGATCGGCGGTCATCGGAGTGACTGCCGGGAGAGTGAACCCGGTGTCTCTCGCAACAAGCGCACCGTCAGAATAAACGGTATCGGCCACGATCGGGCCGCAGATGTTCACGAATTTGCTCATGTGTTACACCTCCCCAAAGAAAGAATTAAAGCCCGCGGTGGTATATGCCACCTGCAGAGTGCCGCTCTTGAACGGCGGGGTCGGAGTGCCCTTGAATCCCCAAGTGAAGTTACCCTCCACAAGGTCAGCGGTGCTGTTTGCGGATTCCTTGAACTCGACAACCGGGGTTCCGATGAGCGCGCCGATCGCTGCAAGCGCGTCGGCTTTCTCCTGCTCGCGGATCTTGATCGTGTCTGCCATCGCGCGTGTCATCGGGCTGTCAATGACAAGTGCGTGCTCGAGCTGGAAACTGTTCGAGATGTGCATCATCATTCGGACGGAGTTGTCGAAAATCGAACGGTTATCCTCGATCCAGCCGTGCTTATATGCAGCGGTGTGCGGGCCCCAAAGAACCCAACGCCCACCCCAAAAAACAACGGTTGTGATACCGTTCTCGTTGAGGACATTTGCCTGCTGCTGATCGAATCCGCTGTTGTCGCTGACATCATTGAAATACTGTGACGCAACCATCGGGAGAACCTTATTCGACGGGCTCTCCATCGGGACGCCGTCATGCGATGCATCAACGCGCATGGTAGACCATGCGGCAAGAACGGAGATGTGATAGATGTTCCCGTCTGTGCCCTTTGCATTCGGCCAAAACACCTTGGAGAACTCACTGTTGAATCCGCCCGAATCTTTACTCGAAATCGCATCCGCACGAGCGTCCTTCGCAACAACGCATTCGAGGTCGGCATAGACCATCGCATCCCAATGCCCGTTGATCTTCTTCGCAGCCTTGAGCATCGCCTTGTAAACATCGGCGACATCGCTATACCCCGGGCAAAGGATCAGGTTCGGAATGAGGTTCAACTCATCATAGATTCGACTGACGCAACCGAGACCCTTGTAGGATCCCGCTTCGGTCGCCTCGCCGATGATCTCGTCCATTGTAGCAGTGTTTTCCACCTCAGAATAAGTCGCGGCAATCGGGGCGATAATTTCGTCTCCGATCGAGGTAATCACCGCCTGACCTTTTGCAAAATCATAGGACAGAGCATAATCGACACCCTCGACCATTCCTTCGAGCACGAGGGTGTCGAGGATGATCTTGTCGCTCTTGATCGTTGCGCGTCCATTCACGAACGAAAGCGATTCGGTTGTCTCGTCTGTTTTTTTGTGTTTTATGGGATCAAAAACATTGATAACAACGATCGGGCCGATGTTGCCGTTCTCGTTGTCAAAGTGCACCTTGAACGCCTCGCAGAGATCGAACATCGACCAATTCGAGGAGTAACCGGGGTTGTTGTAGACATCATCGATGTCAGTCAACTTGATCGGCTTGTTGACATACGCATTGAAACCGCGAATGAGGTTGACCGGAGCGTTGCCAACATAGACGGCAACGGTGCCGCTTTCTCTTGCGACATCGCCGATACTCGGGGCGAACACGCCATAAGTACCGTGTTTGTATACTGCCATTCTGCATTTACCTCCTTAGAGTAAATTTTGGAAATCTTCGATGTTCCGCCGGAGCGGATACTTCACGCGGAAACTGATCCACGCGAACCAAAAAGGATAAAAGTCGGGGATGGATTCCTGCTCTGTGAGCGGCCCGAATTTGATCGGGGTCGCGCGGTCGATCGTGTACTCCCCAACATGGGTGATGCTCTCCACCGCACGGAGTGCGATGTCGACAAAATTCCATGCATCGCGCCATCCGTCGCCGTTGCGCTGGAAATACGCCTCGGCATCCGCCCCGCTCCACTGCTTGAATGTTTCGGGGCCGGTCGGGTTGAGAATGTCCTTGCCATGTGTGCCCGGATCCCACGCCGAAAAGACGAACTGCAGATCGACGAATCCCTCGTTTCCTGTCGGTTCATCCTGCCCCGTCATAAACCGCACGCAAAGCGACGGGAACGGGGCGTGAATGTTCGGCGGGAGTTTTTCAGAGGTGGGGACGTACATCGCAAAGGCCGCGGGGTTGACAAGCGCGTGCTTGTACCCCTCATCCTCCGGAGCATTCATATCCGCAGGGGGCTGCTTGAGGAGAATGTGAGCGCAGACATTATGCCGCGCCCATTCGGTCATTGTGTCGATAAGGTGAACAACTGACATTCACAGCCCCCCTAACTCATGATGTTCTCTCGGAGAACTACGGTCGCCATGCCCATATCCTCCGACCAATCATCGATCAGGCATTCTCTGCCGTTGATATTGATGCTCGAACCGGGCGCACGGCGCGGGGGAAGATCCTCCGCGCGTGCATAGAAAAGAGTCGAGCTCTCCGCGACCGCAAGATCCTGACCGCCTTGACGCTCTTTGAGTTCGTCATTGTCGATCATGAGCGGGATCCGCTTCCCCTCTACCCTGTGCATCTCTCCAAAGAAATCAAGGTTGAGAAATACCGATCCACGATCCGCTGCGACCATGTCTTTGAATCCCATTACTGAACCGCCTCCGCCGCATCAAAGGTCGGAGCATCAACGGCCTCCGCATCCTCGATCTCGCTCGGAGCCGAGGAAAGGGCCTCGATCATTTCGGTCTTTTTCATACCGACCTTGAACGAGATGCCGCGTTCTTTTGCGATCTTGCGCAGTTCGTTTGCACTCATTTCGGTGAGCGGAGTTTCCTCCGCATCCTCGATCTCGCTCGGGGTTTCAACTGCATCGACATAAACGGCAAGTTTGCGCTCGACGAGTTCCGCCTCACGCTTTGCGTCGGTGGAGAACGGGCCGTTGTTCGGGCCCATACCTACGATGCGCTTTGTTCCGTCTGCATCAAATACGGGCAAGCCGTAGACACCGGAAATCATCTGAATCATTGTATTTCTCTCCTTTCTTTCTTCAGGTTCCGCTTAATCCAAAACGGTCGCGGAAATGAACGGGTTTTTGGTTCTCGGGACAAACAGCGGACGGCTGGACACGGTCAGAGTGCGACCATCCTTGTCAGCCCAATACTGCGGAACGCGGCGACCCATATGGGTTTCGAACTGACCTGCGCTCTGTTCCATCTGAGTAACTGCGCCATAGAGAGCGCGGCCTGCACCCGGAGCGGTGACGCAGATCTGCTTTGCCGGGACATACGGGGTGAGAATGCCGGTTTCCTCGTCGACGTAGGTACCGTCGTAGGTGAACAGTTCGAGCGCACGGCCGCGAATGTTCAGGCGACCGATGCGAGCAGCACCCTGCGGGAGTTCTGCCGGATCGATCTGACCGATACGATAGTTGTTGCAATCGAGCATCTCGAGAATCTTCGGGTTGCTGAGCAGCTTGTCTGCCGCATCAGCACCGAGGATCACATCGGTTGCGCGGTTGCCCTTGCTGGTCAGCATGAGAACCATCTGATGCAGGTCTGCGAGGATGTCTGCGGTGGATTCGCCCCACTTGACACCCGGGACGTACTGCGCCGGGTTCGCACCCTCTTCATAGAACTTGAGGGTGTACTCGGTGAATTCACCGGAACCGTACTTGTCTGCGTACTGCTTCAGAGTGTAGCCGTTGTTGAACATACACTGTGCAGCGATGTACTCTTCGCGAGCGGTGATCATCTCATCGAAATCAGCGAGATCCTGTGCGAGAACTTCTGCCTGACGCTGTGCCGGAGTTTTGTCAGAGAAGAGGGTCTCACCCATCAGTTTCTTGTTGAGTTCGTCGATGGTCAGCGGACGGGACGGAGCGATCAGCGGCGGGGTGAGTTTGCTGGTGGTGTAACCCTCACGCTCGACGTCGATACTGCCCTTGCGCGGCATAACGACCGGAGCCATCTTCTGACCGGTGGAATCCTTGTACTCGACGAGAACTTCCTCGCACGGGAAGATGTCGCCAGCGCCAAAGGTGAAGAAACGATCGCGCAGGAAAGAGGTTGCCGCCTTGATCTGTTCGACTGCGGCAAGCATGGTTTTAGTCTTGTAGATATTCATAGTTCAAAACCTCCTTTTTTGTGTGCCTTACTTCACAGCATTTTCGAGGAAAATGCCGCCGTTTCGCAGGTTTGCGATGTCCTCTGCGGTCATGGAATAAGATTCCTTGACGATGAGGGCGTTCGCGTTGAACTTGCCGGTGAGGTAAACTTCCGCGACAACATCTGCGCCCGATGCATCGACATCGTCGCACAGAATTGCATGAGCGGTCAGCCCTGCATTACCGAGAACGCCGAGCTTGCCATCGGTGCCGATGCCGAGGACGGTGCCGCGCTTCAATGCACCCGCACCGGAGAGGATGGTCGCACCTGCGGTGATGATCTTAACGGTGGGATCTGCGATCAGGTTGTCATGAACCATCTCGCCGATTTTTTCGATAAACTTTGCCATGATTTAAGCCTCCTTTTTGATTTCGGTCGGGATCGCGGAGAGAAGCAGGTTCTTTGCCTCTACATCCTCGTCCACATCAACGGTTTCCGGTTCTGCCGGGGTCGGGTCGACATCGACTGCGCCGCTTGCGTCTACGTCAGCCGCAAGGTCAGCGACAACGGTCGCGCCGATTGCTGCCTGAGCCTTCATCGCTTCAAAAGCGACCTGTTCTGCAGTCAGCGGGGTTTCGCCGAATTTTGCATTCTTGACGAGTTCAGCATTACCAATCGCGGATTGGATTGCCTCGATGCCCTGAATGCGGTCGCGTTCAGCCTTTGCGCCCGCTGCTCTTGCGGATGCTTCGACCTCTGCGACGAGTTCCGGAAATGCTTCGCGCATTTCTGTGACATTCTTGATGTCCATGTTTTCGCCTCCTGTATTTGAAATATTTATGTCAGACGGGGTAGTTTCCGTCGGCATACGATTTTCCGGAGCGGGGTTCATTTCCGCCCACTCCTCCGCACTCATGTGCGGGATGCTCTCGGGGATCTTGCCGAGCAGGCAAGCAGCAACGGCGATTCCGTTGACCATGAGTCGAGAACTGTCGGGGGTGAGTTTCATGTTCACCGGTTCTGCACCCTCTCCGGTGATGACCTCATCCGCGAATCCCTGCTCGACCGCCTCTTCTCCTGTCATCCAAGTCTCGGCATCCACAAGGCTCTTGATCTCCGCAACAGGTCTTCCGGTTCTCTCTGCGTAAACATTGATACCCGCCTTGTTATGGGCCTCGAGCTGCTTGACCGCGGCTTTCAGGTCGGGGACCTGGTAATACCCATACAGGAAACCGAGCGCACCATGTACCATGATGTTGCTGCCGCTGTTGACCTTGCGGACGTCGCCCGCTTGGAAAATAATAGAGCCTGCGGATGCCGCAAGCCCGTCGTTGACGGTGACGACCTCCGCATCGAGGTTTTTGAGGCGGTTGTAAATGGCGATTCCGCCATACATATCGCCGCCAACGCTGTTGATGTGAACGGTGACGCGATCCTTGCCCTGCAATTCTTCGAGATCCTTCAAAACCTCATCGACTGCAATGAAATTGCCGGGGAGCGGTTCGCCCGTCCACCAATCGACCGGGCGGGTGCTCACAACTTCACCGTAAAGGTTGATCGTTGCCCCGTCCTCGCCATCTAAAACAATGTTGTACGGCTTCAAATCAGCCGGTTTTTGCAATGTTTTCGGCATTGTGTTGATTCCTCCTATCTTTGTTATTCTTCGCCCTCTGAATCGTCATCTGCGGGCGTATCTGCGGGTTTCCCCGGCGTGATCCCACCGTTTGCGACATTCAAAAGAGCATTTTCGACCGCCAATTTATCCGCGTTGCGGTTGAATTCGCTTCCGTTGAGTTTGACCGCCTCAGCCTCGCGGGTGGAGAGGCCGTTTTCGATCGCGGAAACCGCCGCCGCAACCTCTTTTGTCGGATCGAGCTGACCCTGAGAGGGCC